CACTTAGACAAAACTTGAATCGTGGTTAGGAGAATAAAATGCCTTTTAAAGATTACAGTGCTAAACAAAAGAAACTAGCGCGTGTAGCAGCGCCGCGTGATGCAATAACAGGTGAAGATTTTAAGGAATTAAGGAAAGCAGGTGGTGGTATGGTTAAGTTTCAAGATGGTGGAGATGTGGATACAAGAGTCATTGAACTAGAGGAGATGCTTTCTGCTGCGATGGAAGCTGGGAATGATGATCTAGTTGAAGAGTTAAAGTCTGACTTGTTTAAAGAACGCGGCTATAAGGATGGCGGCAGAGTTAAGGGCTACCGTTATGGTATGAGTGTAAGCTCCGATGGCATGGGTCGAGGATGCGGTTCTGCTGTGAAGGGCAAAAAGTTTAGTGGGACGTTCTAATGCCTACCATCATGATCAGCATTTTACCGGATGGTGCTATACCGGTGGACAAGATGTCAGACGATGATGACGGTAATAATTGCCCATTACCTACTCAGGATGACGATCTAAACGCGGAAAACCGTGAGATTGCGGTAGGCGAAGCAAATTATAGGGAACCGAACACCGGTTCAGCGTTTCGTTCTGATCAAGTTTGCGGCAGTTGTTCTGCGTATAATCAAACAGAAGATATGCTTGAATGCATTGGTGATGAGTCAAGAAACACTGGGTACTGTCAGATATGGAAGTTTGTGTGTGAGAGTGATAACACATGCGACAGTTGGGGTGAAGGCGGACCAATGACAAGTGATAAACAAGCAGAGTACAAAGATATTATATAATGGATGTTGCAGACTTCTCAAAATACATATATAAATTGTTAAGAGAGCGAGAAGATCAGATCGCTCTTATGTTAACAACTGGTGGTGTTCAAAACTTTGAACAGTATCAGCGGCTAGTAGGTGAGGTACAAGGACTCTCATTCGCTAGAGAAGAGATCAAGTCCTTGCTGGGGAAACATATAGAAGATGCCGAAGACATTATTAGTTCCTGACCACATTGCAAAACAACGTAACGAAGAGAAAAAAGAAAGTTCTGTTCCTTACATATCCAAAGAAGACAGGGTTCTAGACCCAAATCTTGTAAATAAGTCTTTAAAAGAACGACTACCGCAGCCTACTGGTTGGCGTCTCCTTGTTATGCCTTATCAGGGAAAAGCTAAGACAGAAGGTGGCATAATTATCCCCAACGAAGCCCGTGAACGAGAGGCGTTAGCTACCGTAGTAGCCTACGTTTTGAAATTAGGCCCGTTGGCATACCAAGATCCTAATAAGTTTGGAGACAAGCCTGAACCATGGTGTCAGGAAGGTCAGTGGGTATGTATTGGTCGATATGCGGGGTCTAGGTTTAAGATTGAGGGAGGCGAGGTTCGTATCATTAATGATGACGAGGTGATCGCCACTATTCTTGAGCCAGAAGACGTAAAACAGGTTTGAGGAGAGTAAAATGAATCAGGTTGTTGGAAAATCAAACGAAGATCAAGAAAATGAAGATGTTGAAGTTACTCTTGAAGAGAGTTCGGACTCTGAAGGAAAAGTTGAAGTCAGTGCTTCTGAGGATTCAGGGGCTGATGGCGAAGAGCTTGATGACTATAGTAAAAGAGTTCAAAAACGTATTAAAGACCTTACGGATCGCTATCGTAAAGAAGAGCGAGATCGTGAGGAAGCTGTTCGTATCGCGCAAACCATAAAAGGTGAGAACGACAAGCTAAAAGAACGATTAAATAATTTAGACAAGGGTTATCTAAGTGAATACGGTTCACGGCTTGACTCTCAGCTAACTCAAGCAAAGTCTGCGTATCGTGACGCTCATGAGTCAGGCAATGTTGACGCTATGTGGGAGGCGCAGCAGGCTCTGTCGAAGATCGCTATTGAGCAGGAGCGTTATCGCCTAGCGAAACAACGGCAAGAAAAAGTAAAAGTACAGCAGGGTGATGGGGACGCAGTACAGCGTGCTCAACAACCTGTTCAGCAAGCACAACCAGTTGCACAACCTGATCCAAAAGCGAAGGGTTGGGCAGAAAAAAATGAGTGGTTTGGTCAGGACGAAGTCATGACTTATGCTGCATTTGGGATTCATCGCAGGCTTGTAGAAGAAGAAGGGTTTGACCCGAAGAGCGATGAGTACTATGATGAAATAGATCGGCGTATGAAATCAGAGTTTCCAACTCGGTTTTCTGGTCGTAAGAACGGAGGAAGTAACAGAGTCGCCTCTGCTGATACTTCCGCTTCCCGCAGTACAAAACAGGGGCGCAGGTCGGTCAAGTTGACACCATCACAGGTAGCTATTGCTAAAAAACTTGGCGTTCCTCTTGAAGAATACGCTAAGTACGTTAAGGAGTAGAAAAATGAGTGATAGAGCATCAAGATCGACCGAAACACGCGAAAAGACAGCGCGCAGAAAGCCTTGGGCACCGCCCAGCCGACTAGAGGCACCCGCTCCACCCGATGGATATACACATCGTTGGATCCGGACATCTCTCAGAGGTGATGATGACAAAATGAACGTCCACTCTAAACTTAGAGAGGGATGGGAACCAGTCAGAGCCGATGAGTACCCTGGATTTGATTATGCGGTTATTGATGAGGGTCAACATGCTGGTGTAATTGGTAACGGTGGGTTAATGCTAGCCCGAATACCTGAAGAGACAGCGCAGGAAAGAACCGAACACTACCGGGGCCGGACCCGCGAACAAATGACGGCTGTAGATCAGGATCTTATGAAGGAACAACATCCTTCCATGCCTATCAGTAATGAGAGGCAAAGTCGTGTAACTTTCGGAGGCCGCACACGCGACTCCGACTAACTTTAGAGGATTGCTATCATGGCAAATACTAACGGTGCATTCGGACTTCGTCCGATTGGTGTAGTCGGTCAGGCTGCAAACACCACTGGTATGACCGAATATCGTATCGCCTCTGGAAACACAAACGCGATTTACCAAGGATCCCCTGTTATCCCGTTGGCAACTGGCTTTATTGACATTGTTGGCGCGGCGGCTGGTGGAACGGTAGGTCTTGTCGGTGTTTTTGGAGGTTGTGAATACGTTTCGTCTACCACTGGTGAAACAGTTTTCTCAAACTACTGGCCTGGTTCTGGCGCGGACTCAGATTTCCCTGTCAAAGCCTTCGTTTATGATAACCCAATGCAGACATTTGTAATCTGTTCAGATGCTTCACTTACTAGCGAAGCGGCTGCACGGGCGCATGTGTTTGCTAACGCAAACTTTGCAACGGCTACTTCTGGTTCAACAACCACCGGTATCTCATCTGCTAAGTTGGGTGTCAGCACAATCGCTACCACTGCTGCCTTGCAGCTTCGTATTATCGGCATTCAGGATGATCCGGAGAATCAAGACTTTACGGCAGCTGGTATTGGTCTAATCGTTCGATTGAATAACAGCTTTAATTCCGCTAATGGCGCGATTGCTGCTGGTACTCCTTCGACAACCGGCGTATAAGGAGGCACAGTAATGGCTATTTCTCGCGCACAACTGGCGAAAGAGCTGGAGCCGGGCCTCAATGCCTTGTTTGGCATGGAGTACAACCGGTACGAAAATCAGCACGCCGAAATCTTTGATACTGAGTCCTCAGATCGAGCATTTGAGGAGGAGGTTATGCTTTCCGGGTTTGGCGCCGCTCCGACTAAGTCGGAAGGTTCCGCCGTCAATTTTGACGATGCCAACGAAGCATATACTGCTCGGTATAACCACGAAACCATCGCTCTGGCGTTTTCGATCACAGAAGAAGCCGTTGAAGATAATCTTTATGATCGTCTTTCATCTCGCTACACTCGTGCTCTTGCCCGTTCAATGGCTCACACAAAGCAAGTTAAAGCTGCCAGCATTCTGAACAATGCGTTTACTGCTGGTGCATTTGCTGGTGGTGACGGTGTGGCACTTTGTGACGCATCACACCCTCTGACAAATGGTAGCACATTTGCTAACGAGCCAGGCACAGCCGCTGATTTGAACGAAACATCTCTTGAAGATGCTTTGATCAGCATTGCTGGATTCGTTGATGAGCGTGGCCTGAAAGTCGCACTACGCGGTCTAAAACTGGTGATTCCTCGCCAGTTGCAGTTCGTTGCAGAGCGTCTGATGGTATCAAACCTGCGTGTTGGTACTGCTGACAATGATGTCAACGCACTTCGGTCAATGGGGATGCTTCCTGACGGCTACGCCGTTAACGACTTCCTTACAGATCCAGATGCGTTCTTCGTTCTCACAGATGCTCCTCGTGGTTTCATCCACTTTGAGCGTGTTCCACTGTCTACACAGATGGAAGCAGACTTCGACACAGGCAACATGCGGTTTAAGGCCCGTGAGCGTTACAGCTTCGGTTTCTCAGACCCACGTTGTGTGTTCGGATCACCCGGCGCATAAGAATCCTAGTCCTCCATACTGGGTTAAAGGGCGGCTTTTCAGTCGCCCTTTTATTTGTTATATTGTAAGCGTGTAAAAATCTCCCTAAACTTGAAGCCGTATTAATTGCGGCTTCTTTTTTTTTCGTGTATGCTGGTGTTACCCTGACAGATCCACTGTGGATCTGACACTAGCCACGACAGGAGTAAATCATGGCGACAACTACTTTTTCTGGTCCTATTAAGGCCGGAACCATCAAAAACACAACAGGCTCAACCCTTGGTTCAAACATTGCTAATGTTGGTCAAGTTGTTATGGCGCAGACTTTTTCAGCGGATCTTTCTGGCGGTGCACTTGCAGCGTCTGTAACAGACGTTGTTATCCCTGCAAATTCCCAGATTATTGACTGTGTGATTGACGTTATTACTGCGGCTAACGCTACTACTAACCTTAGTGTTGGGGATACAGTAGGCGGTGCCTCTACAATTCTGAACACTTTTGCAAGTGGGACAACCGCAGGCCGTAAGTATCCAACAACCGAAGCCGGTGGTGCATTGGCGTGGCAGGACACTGGAACAGCCGACATTCGTTTGACTGTAACTGCTTCTGCTGCAACAACCGCAGGCCTTGTTCGTTTTACAATTCTGTATCAGCAAAACAACAACCTTGCTTAATAGGAGAGTGTAATGGCTGGTCCGGTAACCGCGTATAATTGGGCGCAAGGAACAGCGGCAGGCGTTGTAGGTCCAGGTCGTTCTCGTATTCGTCAAATCGTCATATATGCCGCAGCGGCAGGCGCATTTACGATCAAAAACGGGTCGGCCACTGGTGACACATTGATCACGCAAAAGTTTCCGATAGGAATCCATCATCTGAACATTCCAGCAGATGGTATCCTAGCAACGGATGGTGCGTATATTAGTGCATTCACAGGCTCTAGCAATGAACTTACCGTCTTCCTTTCGTAGGAGACAAAAATGACTGTCCACGAGATAAGATCTATATCTCAAGTCGGCACAAGCGAACCGTTTGAGCTACAGGTTGCTCGTGGGCAGATTCCGGGTCATAAAACTGTTTTTAAGTTTGGTTACAACACCGCTGTTGGATCCACTAAGGAAACCATTTGGGAACAGGGCGGTTTATACGCTTATCCCGCATCAGCTACAGTAATGACTATATCAAGCAGTTCAGCT